CTCAATACGTTCACGCTCGCTCTCTATTGCGTGACGTGCATCCATCAGCCAGCCTCTTACGGTGTCTATAACTTCGGGTATCTCAACACCGTTACCTCTGCCTGTGCCACGCTCTGAATAGGTGGCTACATAGTGCGTAGGCGATAGCATACACTGGTTATGGCATATCTTAACCATATTGCCGAAACCTACCTGTATGCCTTTCTGGTGGAACGCTACGGCAAGGTTGGTCGTATTGTCTGCATCATCGAAATCTGTTAGGCGGATATTGGCGAATACCCTGCGGAGGATGTGAGCTTCTACTGCCCTCGTACCGAATTGCTGTTCTACCTGTGGCAGAAGTACCACGCCCGGAGTGTTACGGTCTTTATTCTGCGCAGCGAACAGGTCGTAAACCTCTACACCGTAGTTCTGTTCTTTGCAGAGTTCAATTACTTGGTTCAGCAGCTGGTAGTGGTAGATACCTCTCAGCGGATTGCCGTAAATATCATTCTCTTTGTGTGTGCGCTCCAACTGGTTAAGTGTGAGCGTCTGTACCTTTGCTTTCTCAAAGTCAAAGAACTGGTTGCTTGTCTCAATTGTTGTCATTGCTTTTATCTTTAAGGGTTAATACTGTATTATCGTGCAGTGTGATATACCACCACGTTTCTGGGCGTACTGGCTGAGTGCGAATAATGCCTGCACCGTATAGAGGCAACTGTGCCAGCTTTTGGTATGTTCATTAAAGAATGTCATCTTTTTCATTGCATTTCCCTCCTTTTGAGTAAGTAATAATAATTGCTCCGGCATTGCTTGCAGTTGCGAGCGTGACCGTCTTTCTGTGTTTTGTCCTTGCAAAACTGAAACAGGGGAAGTTCCCTATTGCAGGTAGGACAGGTCTTTGTCTGTTTCATAACCCTGTTCTTTTGATGTTCATAACTGTTATACCTCATAAGAGGTGGTTTGTATCGCTTTCCTCAACTGCCCTCTATGACGTGTGGGCGACCGCTCATCTTTTTGCCTTAACGTAGATGCAACGTTACCAACTTTTAGGGCGAGGTCTTTCAAGTGCCTTTTTATTTCTGTCGGAGCCTACTTCAAAGAGTTGGGGAGAAAATACGGATAACCGACTCAGTACTGGAACGGTGGCAGGTTTCGCTCCTGCCGAGGTGGTTCTAACCACCACCGCTTTAATTTTCGTATGTCTTGAATGTAAGGAAGTCTGGTGTCATAGTTTTTTCCTCCTTATTTCCTGTTCATTATCTTCATTAGTTCTTGTTTAGCTATTTTGCAAGCTTCCTCGTAAAACTCCTTATTGTTATTTACATCGAAAATACAGCGGATAGTATGAATTGCGCTTTGGTAATCTTCTCTGGTATCAAAATTAGAAAATGTAGCCATCCATTTGCCTAACTGTTCTGATGTGATTGTCATTGCTTTCATAGTTTTGCCCTTTCTATATTTAGAGTGAATCAATATAAATGTTAGTTACTTCGCCATTGTTTATCATCTCTGTTACTCGCTGGTCTATAGCATCAAGACCTTTAACATCTTCTTTGCCGTTGCAGAACAAGTGAAACTCTTTGTCTGAACGTGTTAACTCTTTAACCATTTCGCCTGTTGTTGTTACGATAATAACTTGTTCTTTCCAAGGATTATATCTATATTGAATTTCCTTGTATAATTTATGAAGTTGTCTTGCTGTCATTGCTTTACCCTTTCTTTAAGTTTAAGTTTTTGTTTTTTGTTATTGCAAAATTACAAAGTTATTTTATAATAACCAAAGAAAGAGTAAACTAAACGATTTATTTTTATAAATTTTAATAAATAAACTGTTTAGTTGAAAGAAAATTAATATTTATTTACAAAATATTGACACAAATCAAGTAAAACGGATGTAAATAGTAGATTTTACGGTTATTTTTTGTTTTAATAGTGAATAATCACTATTTTTGCAATATACTAATTAGTTTATTTATGAAGCAAAAATTGTTCGAGGCGTTGAAAGCCAAATTTTCGGGGGTCGATGCCGACATTCTCGACAGGATTGCCACTATGTTGGCTAAGACTGTAACAGAAGAAAGTGGTGTTACAACCGCAGTTGAGGGGGTAACACAGGAGTTTATCAGTGTTATTGAGGGTTACGGTGACAGCCGTGCAACAGGCGCACAGAAGACAGCGGTAGCTAACTATGAGCGCAAGCACAATCTGAAAGATGGTGTTAAGGTTGCACAGCAGCAGCAGCAGCAGCAAGAACCACCAAAAAACACCGAGGGGGGTGACGATATGCCAGCGTGGGCAAAAACTCTGATTGAGAGCAATCAGCAGCTATCAGAGCGTTTGAACAGGTTAGACACAGAGCGCACAACCACAGCACGCAGACAGCAGCTTGCAGCCATAACCGACAAGCTTCCCGAGGCACTGCGTAAGCCTTACGAGCGTATGAGTGTTGACAACCTCAAAGAGGAGGAGTTCACTCAGTTGCTCAGTGACGTTACGACAGAGGTCAACGGTATTGTATCGGGGATGAACGCTAAGGGTGCTGTCTTCGGTAAGCCAGCCGCACATAATGGCGGTGGCAACCAAGGAGGCGAACTGACAGAGGAACAGAAGAAAGCCATCGGTACTCGTGAGGGTGGTGCTTCTGCTGACGGTCAGCCTTTCTAAGTCACTCCCACGCTGGGGGTGTGGATTAAAACAATAAGTCTAACGAAAGAAAAGAATTAACAATGAGCATGACCGTAACACGCAGAAAGGACAACAAGACACCTCGTGTCCTGATGCACAAAATTGCCGACATTCGTGGTGGCGTGTCTATCAACGTTACCGAGCTGAATGTTGACTATCTGCCAGAGGGTACACCAATAGGTGCAGCCGTTGACGGCATTTCGCACGTTGTCAAGTACGCTCTTGTGCAGGCTAACGCTACCGACAGCGCAACCAAAATCAAGGTGTATAAGGGACACAATTTCCAGGTGGGTGATGTAGTATGCGCAGCCGAGAATGGTGCTGCATACGCTATCACGGCAATCAATACCAGTAACTCCGCTTATGATGAGCTGACCGTAGGCACTACACTGGGCGTTGCACTGTCTAAGGATGTGACATACATCTTCCAAGCAGCAGAGGCAGGAGCGAGTGGCGCAGCGTTGAAATATGCACCACTGGCAATCACTGGCACAGGCGTAAAGGTAGAGCCAAACACCAACCTCAATGTGGATGCGTGGATATTTGCCGTGACTAAGGGTAATAACCTGCCATCGCTGATTGCTGGCAAGTTGAAAGGAGTAGTAAATTACTAATTCAAGGAGGACTAAGACATGGCAACAATAACTAACACACTTATACAGGGTCTGACCGAACAGATGGTGCAGGCTCGTCTGAACACAGTGGATGCGAAGCCTTTCCTTTTCGGCACGCACTTCCCTGTGAAGAAAGTCAACGGTTTTATCTGGCGCACACTGGGCAACCAGCTCGCCAAGCGTAACGTAGCTGCAGACCTCCATACAGATAACGGCACTATCCTCCGCAAGCGCAGACCAATCTTCGAGAGTGCTAAGGGCGATATTCCATTTATCTCTATCAGTCGTGAAATGACACGCTCAGAGATTAAGGAGTATCAGACCGAGCTCGCTTTCGCACAGGATGATGACGCAACGAAGCTCGTTCAGTACTGGGGTGAGGACGTTGATTTCTGCTTCACTGGCGTACAGTCAGAGTTGGAGTATATCGCCTGGGCACTGGCATCTAACGCAGGTAAGCTGTCTTTCACTACCACCAATAACGCAACATTCGCCAACGAGTTTGACCTTGACTACGATGTTGACGCAGAGGTGCAGAAGAAAGCAACCACTACCGACTGGGCAAATGCAGCCAGCGCAGACATCATCGGTGACCTCGCTGCGCTTATCAAGCACGCTAAGGACAATGGTCTTAATCCTAAGGTTGCGTTCATCAATCTGGAGGAGCTGTACCACATCTGCTCTGCCGAGCAGATAATCAAGGCTTGTGCATCTTATATGGCTAACGCAGTGGGTATCTCGCAGACACCTGACCTCGTAGCCGTTAATCAGATGTTAGCAAAGCAGGCATGGCTCAACGGCATACAGCTCAAGGTGATAGACCAGACCATCACTCGTGAGTTCTCTGACGGCACACAGACATCCGGCAACCCATTTGCTAACCGCAGATTGATACTTGCCGAGAGTGAGCGTCTGGGTACTACTCAGTACGACATCCTGCAGGAGAACAATGAGTTGATACTCCGTTCAGAGCGTGCGCACACGGTGGTAAAGAAGTACGGCACTGTTGAGCCTCTGACAGAGGTAACTATCGGTCAGGCAGACGCAGTTCCAGTGTTCGACACCGCATATCGTAATATCTACGTCAATACCAACGGTCAGGCTTGGTCTTGATGTGCTAATCGCTGATTGATAATGATTACTACTACTATTCTCGATACATTACAGGGAATAAGCGCATACCCCATTCCGCAGCGTACACTCTCAGCAGTGGCATTGCGGAGGGGTGTTTCGCTTATTGAGCCAGCCAACTTCAAGAATATGGCAAGCACTGAGTATAAGCTGTGTAAGGCTGATTTACTCGTGTGGCTGTCACAAGCACCGAATATCTCGCAGGGCGGTCAGTCATATTCTTTCATTGACGAACAGCGCAAGCAGTATCGCCAGCAGGCTAACGCACTGTATGAGGAATGTGGCGAGGAAGATAGTTCTACAAGGGTTGTTTATGGCTATAAGGGTTCAAGACTATGATTATTGCTAACGGAACGATAGAGATTAAGAAGAAGCAAGTGGCGGAGATTGACCCTGCCACTGGCTACGCTGTCGCTCCTACGGCAGTATCTTGGGGCAGACCGGTAGCCTGCCAGTACTCAGCACTGAGTTATAACAAACTTGCTCGCAGTAATGGCGAGCCCCACACATCCGCACAGTATAGCATACTGATAGAGCAACGACCTTTCAACGCTGAACAGATAAGACTGCGTGACAGGTACGGCAATATCATAGGCGAGTATTCTGTGATACAGACTGAGCCACTGGATGCTGTGTGTGAGATACGCATAATTGTATAGGTATGGCAATTAAATGCAACGTAACGAAAGATGATATCAACCATTATCTCAAGGAGCAGATGGAACGGCAGGCACAAGCTATCGCCTATCAGTTTTGCGCTATTGGTGAGGAAGTAGTTAATCACGCTCGTATGTTACCATCGCCCAGTGCAGCGGAATTTGACGGTAAGATACCACCGCACCAGCCTAACTATATGGACTGGACAGCCAACCTCCGCAGCAGTATCGGCTACATAGTGGCAGTAGATGGCGAGATAATTCAGATGAGCGAGTTTGAGCCTATCAAGGGTGGTGCAGAGGGTTCTGCTAAGGGCAAACAATACGCCTTACAACTCGTTGAGCAATACCCACAGGGTGCAGTGCTTATCGTAGTCGCAGGAATGCACTACGCATCATACGTTACAGGCAAAGGGTACGATGTACTTGACAGTGCGGAGCTAATAGCAAGGCAACTCGTAGAACAGATACAGACAAAGATAGACAATGAATAAGACAGGCAAACAGATACAAGGCGATATATACCAATTACTGCGTGACAGCACCCTCGCAGAGAATATCTCTGGCAAGGTGTATCGCAGGGGGTATAGACCTCGTGATAGTCGCAAGGAAGATGCGATTGTAGCATTTACCGCAGGTCTTGCAGGTCAAGTTCAGAAAGGTATCGTAACAGTCAGTATCTATGTACCCGATATTGACCCATACGGCAATGGTGTACTGACAGAGGATGGCGAAAGACTGGAGCAGATAGAAGAACTTGCCGCTGAATGGGTGGAAGAAATATCTTACAGTTCATCAGCGTACAAGTTCCGGCTACAACAGACTATCTACACCGAGGATGATG